CCCTGTTCAGTCACTGAATAGATAAACTGAGGATCTCTAGCCACTAGACTGCGGAAACTGCTGGCGTCCACGGCCTGAATTGTATAATTTACAGTTGTGCCGCCTACTGACTGCCCACCCATAGATGAGTTAGGAATAATCGTGCCAGCTGTGGTAGGCACAAAGACCTCAGGTCCCTTTTCACCCACGATATAAGGACTGTTAGCACTTACTGGTCCACCTTCAGCTTTGAATAGGCCCATGAATGCTGAGAATATATTACCAACCCCTCCTTCACCTCCGCTGGCAATGGCTCTACGGATACCAATACGGATCACATCAGCGATGATGCTGTCAGCTAGGTCTTTGAAACTTAACTTGCCAGTTTGTGCAAATTTGACAAAGGCATCTTCCATACCTTTGGTAGCATCTTGGAATATGGTTCTTGCATAGTCAGCATTGTTGAACGCGGCTTCTTTGAATGAGGCGAAGCTATCCGCCCAACCTGTAGACCAGGCTTTTTGCACTTGGTCTGCACCTTTGGCATATTCCTCTTCGGTTGCACCTAATCTCTTATAAGCATCATCGATAGCATTTATACCCCGTGTCAATTCATCCGCTTGTTGCAGAGTTTCTACGGTGCCAAATGCCTCAGCAAAGGCACGCTTGGCCTCCTGACCAGCTTTACGATTAGCATCTTGTATATCGATCAGCTTGCGTTCAATAGACGTCAATCCAACCAATTGTTCTGGTTGTGTCTTATCTTTGATTTCAAATTGTTTCTGATTTGCGGCTCGAACTGCATCACCTAGTTTTTCCTGGCGAGCGATTTGATCTTCAATCAGTTTGATTTGAACTTCGGTATCTCGCTTACGTGCTTCTTCAATAATTCTGGCTGACTGTAATCCTTGGATATATGAAGGTAGGCTTTTAGCTTGATTATCATATAATTTTTTCTCAGCATTAATTTGTGAACCAATGACACCAATTTGTCTTTCAATTTCAGCTCTTTTTTCCTTAGTGCCTGTTAGATCATTTTTAAGTGCAGGATCACTTAGTTCTATTCTAAGTTTAGCCTGCTCATCTGTAAGGCGTTTGATAGCCTCAGCTCTTTGATGTTGTAATTCAAATAGGGCTGTGTCAATTTCAATTTGATCTTTAGATTTATTTGTAAGATTAGCAGTGACATTACCTAATTCATCTAGATTAACAATTTGTTTTGTATCAAAACTTAATTTTGCCAGCGTATAATCTAAATTAGCTTTTAAAGTTTCATTTTGTATTTTACTAGTTAAATTAAGTTTGCTAATCCTAAAATCTACTTCGGCTAATCTCTGTGCCTTTAATTTGTTTTGTTCAGCTTCTTCTTTTTGTTTATCAACGACTGGTTTTAAACTTTCTAACCAGGCATCATTTTTTTCCTTGGCATTTTTAGTGGCTTCAGTCGCTTTTTCAACTCCATCTCCGAATTTTAAATTAAAGAATTCATAGACAGCACCGACAGCTCCGCTAATGGCTACTGTTATTGATTTCCAATATTGGACAATTTTTACCACAGCTGGACCCATTGCTTCAGATACTGCTGTGACTACACTGGCCATTCCTGGTAAGGCCATAATATTTTCCATAAAGGCCGCTCGTAATTCTGAGTTAGCTAATACTCTAAATAATTGTAAGAAACTTCCAGCGGCTTCATAGGCTATAAGAAATGCTCGTCCTAATGCTACTAATGCTCCGCCCCCAGCAAGAATTCCAACCGCAATAGCCGCCCATTCAGCCGCTGTTTTAAGAATTTCATAAATCCAAGTTATTTTATTTCCTGCGGCTTCGGCACTCTTACCAAATTCATCTATGTTACGAGCGATGGTAAGAATAGCAGTTGCCACATCAGTGCCTATTTGTGTTCCGCCTAATTTAGCAAAGGTCGATGAAAGAGCAGTTTGTAATGTTTCAACGCTTCTTCCCACCGTAGGAGTTAAATCTTTAAAGGCTTTATCTGTGCTGTCTTTAATCTTAGCCATATATCTAGTAAAGTCTTCGGCTAAAATTAAACCCTTGGCTCCTAACTCTCCTAATTTACCTACTGGAACTCCTACACTATCAGCAAATCCCTGCATGACTTTTGGCATAGTTTGTAACATGCTATGAAGATCATTACCTTGAAATTTACCCAAGGCCATAGCCTGATTAAACTGATACATAGAACTAGCGGCTTCTTGACTACCAACTCCACTTAACGCCAATTGTTTTGACATAGTGGAAGTGATATCAGCAACAGCTCTCTGACTTATACCTAAATCTCTAGTTGATACTAATAATTTTGTAAAACTATCAGCAACTCCGGCCAAAGGAGTTCCAGTAATCATGGCTATTGAATTAATAGCCTCAAATTGTTTGGCGGTGGTCGCCATATCAGGATTAAGTGTCCTTAATCTATTTTGAATATTAACAATGCTATCGCTAAAATCTAATAGACCTTTAAGACTAGCCGCACCTACTACTCCTAAGATTGAAGATTTAAGACTGTTAAGGGCCGATATGGCCTGTCTGGTGTCTATGTCAACTGTTAGTGTGGTGTCTGCCATGTTATTTCATCCTTGCTATTATGTTTAATTGTTTTATCCACCAAGCCTTAAAGGGCGTAACAATACCTCTTCCTCTAGTTTGAGGACTTGAATTATTATCCAATCGTTTGGCATAGGGATAGGCTCCCACAATGCTTTGATTATTTCCAGTTAGATCTGTATGCGATCGGGCATTGCCACTACGGATAGGTGTTAAACTCCTAAATTCCTTAAGACCTTGAGCTGGCAAAGAGGCCAAGGCTTTGGTCTGAGCCGCAATCCTAGCATTCAATCCTCTGTTGTCTAATTTAACACTGATCATAATCTACCTTCCTTGATGGCAATCAGATCCTCAGTAGGAATGTGGCTGAAGTCGCCTTCTTGCTCTGCTCGTTTATTCTGCTGGAACCTCAAGGCTGAGTTGCAGACAAAGAGATCAAATGTAGAGGCCTCTTCTAACAACCTTGAAGGGAGGATACCGTATCGTTCTGCCATTGTGTCAATACTCAATAAGGCCATCATTCTAGGATCCTCTCTATGTGGTTCAGCAGAAGTTATTTTCCCATTACTTCTACCATCTTGTTAAGAATCTTAACTAGGATAGGAGTAGGCAGTGTGGCATCATCTACTAGGACAGGTTTACCTTCTTCATCAAGGATCATCTCACGCATGGTAGCTGAGATTTGATCACTGGTGCTCATTTCACCACTGGCCAATTTAAGGAAACGGTCCAAAGGCTGGCGATCCCAGATCCACCATTCCAAGGGTTCTCCATATTGCTTGATCACATCCTCGTCATTGAGTTCCATACGGATCAATTGTGGTTTTGCTATAATCGAATTTAATTTCATCTTTAGTCCTTTTTATCTTTGTTGATATGTAATACTGCCAAGGCAAATTTTAACCTCGCAGTGATTTTTTCCGCATCACCTTGTAGGCAACGCAGTTCATTAAGGCTCTTGGCTATCTCTGCCTCGAGGCTTCCTAATAATTCTTCGGGTGTGTAATCTTCTAATCTCACAGAAACTCCTAATCTTGTGTAATATTTACCTTAGAGAAAAAAATAGGGCTTAAGAAGCCCTATTTCCTCAGAGTGTTGACTCTTAGACTACGCTGGTAGCAACTTCGCCATCTACAGCAATAGTGAATGGTGTTACCCATACTGGTGCTGTTGGAGATACCTTAGGTGCCAATGCAGTTACATAACCTTGACCGCTAACGTATCTAGCACCAGTGGCTTGTCCATTGAAATATAGACGCCAGTAGACTAGTGTAGCCGCATTGCTTAGGTTGTGGATACCAGTAACGCCGCCGCCAGCATTGGTAGAGAAATAGGTAGTAGCGTCAACTACTAAATTTCCTGCAATGCTGTTGCTGGCTGGAGTTGGTAAGCTGAACTGTCCAAAGCTGTCAAGCTGTGTCCAGTTAAAAATGCCCACGTTGTTATTCAGGGTCACGTCTTGAAGAGCAGGAACAGAAAAACCAGTGGTTGTTGACGCAATGGTTCCTGTTGAGATCTGTAAGACGGCACGTGAAGTAGCAGGACTTGTGTTAAAATATGCCATTTTCGTTTCC